CGAATACTTCCTCGACTCCCTCTATTGAATGAATCCAATCATCATTTGATTCAGCGATCTCATAGAGATCAATCATTTCATCTTCCATAAAAAAATTGTGTGTTCAAATCTAGTATTACATATTGTGGGTAGTTTGGCAACTATCCAACTGGAGGCGCTCCAGCACCGCCATATTGGGCAGGCATAGCGTCCATGTCAAATTTCTTTGCTGCTTCCTTTTCTTCAAGTAATCCCTTCAAAGAATTGACCTCAACAACAAGTGCTTTAATGTCATCTTGCTGTTTGAATAGTGCCGCTTGTACCAATGACTCTAGAGAAGTCAATCGCTCATCAAGATTGCCAATGGTTTTCATTGCTGCCTGTAGTTGTTTCTTTAATCTGTCAACTTGATTTAACTTGACTTTGGTTAGTGTCTCTGTATCGGAAGTAAGTGAATCGTAACCCATAATTTATTCTTTTTAGTTATTTAGTGTGCTGTATGTTATCTAAGGTAGAGATAACCGCCCGCCCAATCACACACGTTGTAGAGTTTTGCTCTGTCAATGTCATCACTCATATTAAATCTAACGTGTTTAGCGGGTTGTTTCCACCCTGCTGGTTTATATACTTCGCCTGTCTTTTTATCAACAAAGCAATGTACGCTTATGTCATCTTTAAACTGACGATTGACTTGTTTCCAGCGTAGGCAAACTTTATAGTACTTTCTGCCATTTTCTATGAAAAAACTAATTCTATCATCTTCTCCAGACTCAATCTGATTAATCTTTTCCTGTAAATATGGGTCAGGTTTATCTGCCTTATTTTGATTGTTAACGATAGAGCGTACTGAATAATCTCTATACTGTTGTTCAAGGCAACGACATAATTTCTCTGTCCATTGAAGCACCTTGACTTTCTGAGTTGCTTGATGAAATATTAAGTTTGACATTGTGTTTTAGTTGTGTCTGAAATAAAAAAGAAGTGGAGCAGAGGAACAAACACAAACCCTCTCTCCACTTCTTTATAATAGTATATTTACTTTTTAAAGGCAACCCCCATGTGACACTCCCAATAATGTCACACTCGACCTCTTCGCCCTTCGGACTTTGGATATAATGTTATATCCTGTGTTCCGAATCTACCCATTGCTTCTATCTTGGCGTCAGAACCAAAGTTGCTCAGACTTTCAAATTCTGTTGATAATAGTCTGTTGTCTATTTTGACAACTGCTCTCCAAAGTGCCATGATTTTAGTAATAGGGTGTCGAGAAACAAAATCCAGTTGCCGCACTCCTATGAAAGGCGCAGGGATAGATTTGTTTCTCACACTATTTATTATAGGGTATCGTCAATTATTTGGCAACCCCTCTTTTTCATCAAATGCTTTTTTTCTTTCACTCTGGTTAAGATTGACACATCGCCACCCATAATCCCCATTGGTAACGATAGTGGGCATAAAGTTCATTGATAACGATATTCTATTATCTCCTATGTTATCGTCATAACCATGATTCAACTGTGATGGGAATATAACTAACTCTCCCTCATTTGATAGGACTTCATTATTTTGATTGTAGTCTGTAGTTTTTCCTGTGATAAAATTGAGAGCGGGAGCATTTATAAAATTAGTGTCTCTGGTAAAATATGTGGGCACATGATCTCTTGCCATATCAAAATTCACATAGTATATTGCTGACAAATAAGAATTAGCATGATGATGGGGATATTGATACCCACCTTTATCTGAAATGTTTATCCAACTATCTGTAACTTGAACTGTCTCCTGTATATAATCTCCCTTAACTTCCTTAGCATACAACTCTGCCTGTTGTTCACACCAGTTTCTAAATCTGCCGTATCTCTCATCATTATGTAATACTGAGTAATGACCAATATGTTTTAATTGTTCTGAGTTGGCGCTGTATGTTATTTGATTTTGTTTTTGTTCTTCTATCTCCGCCAATATAGTTTCTTTTACTCTACTATGAAAGGGGCAAGGTATAATTGCCACTGGCGTTGGTAATACGTTAATAACTTCCATATTATAATTCGGGATTATCCCATAGTTGCCCTGATCTAAACGTTGTCATGGCAGTGTGTCTCTCATCTTTTGTTAATGGTATCACTTCAAAGGAATTAATATATCTAGGCATCAGATTACTGGATATAGTAATTCTATTGTCTGTGTAATTAGTTCCATAACCATGAACACAATTCGCTGGCCACAACAACAACGAACCTTCCAATCCTACCACCTCATTTATATTATTATACTTGGTATGTTTATGATTAGTCAACATATATGAATAATAATCAGGATACTTTTGACTATCGTTAGGACGATAAAAATAGGTTGGCGAGTGTGACGAATCATCAAAGTTGACATAATATAGGGCACACACAGCGGCATTTATATGGAAATGCGGTAGTTGTTTACCACCAGCGTCACACACATTTATCCAACTGTCTGTCAGTAGAAAATCTGACGTATCATAACCTAATATATTCTTGGCATATATCTCTGCCTGTAATTCTATCCACTCTCTGAACTCTTTGTACTTGTCATTTGATAACGGCGAGTAGTAATCTAAATGTTCAAGTGATTTGGTGACAGCATCTATTTTCTTATGTTCGTATTCATCACCATGACTTTTAATCTCATCAATCAATAACGACTTAACTTTCTCATGCTCTGGGTACATCGCTACACCTAATTGTACTGGCAGTATATCAACTACCCTCATGTCCTTTTCCCCATACTGATTCCACATAGGCAGGGTCTAACATATCATGACTACATTGAGAAGTATTAAAACTTACTGTCCACCTGTCATGTTCAGTATTATTTGTTCTACTACCATGTTCTAACCACGAAGGAAATAAGTATAAATGTCTCTCTTTGATAGGAACATCATAAAAGTACATTCCGTAGGGCGTCTCCTGTACATTATGAACACACATCATGTATGGTTGTAATGGCGATACCACGAAAAATTTACCAAAATCTCCCTCTGGTAGATCAATATAATATGCTCCGCTAATTACACTAGATTCATGTCTGTGTCTCTCTGTTCTACCACCTTTGGGTAGAATATTATACCATGAACCACTAATCACGACAGGCCAGTTGCCCATCTTTTCTGTAAAATGATTACAACATTGCTGAAATGCAACCAGCATTGGTTCAGATACCTTGTCTCGCAGGGGATCCCAACCTCCATGTGAACTCACGCCATTCACTGCTAGTGAGTGTTCATGACTCTTGCCATTGGTTTTCACATGATGATGAAATTCATCTACACCAGGCGCCCCTGTGAGATCATATTCTTCTAATAACGTAGGAAATAAATCCATTTAATTCCACTTACAATAATCTATATTCAGCACGACTCTTAGGTCAGCATCAGTACATGACGTTCCAGCATGAAGCAAATCGCCTGGAAATAACACCGCTCTGTTTGCTTTTGATTCTACCTTTTGTCCGTCCTCAAAATATGTATATCCGTTGTTGTCATTGAAATATAAGACGCATATATGATAGTCTGGCAAATTAGGATAAGGCGGGTCAGGCGTCTCACATGGCCCCGTCACATCAACGTGTAGTGGTTTCTTTTGTATATCTTTTGTTCTAGGTGTAGCGTTAAACTTCAACCTGTGTAAAGCAAATGGTTTGAGTGTATGAAATATTGGTTTAACCACGTTATACACATCAGATATTGGTTCAGAGTCCACATACATGGCGTGTGAGAATTGTGGGCAACTATCATTAGGTCTTACTGAACTGTCACTATAATACCATGGCATACGCCCACCAAAGATATAATCTCTGATGGGCGTAAAGACCTCTGTTGGTAAGAAGTTATCGTAAACTTCTATGCTCATAATGTTACTAATTGAACCTTATCAGATTTGTTTTTGTTCTCATCATAACATACTAATTGTGCATTTTCATATGTGGTAGTGCCGCCAGCCTCAACTCCAGCAGCGTGTGGTATTTTGTGATCTATCACATATTTTTTACCATTGAATATGTCTGCCTGTGGTATCTCTATACCAGTTAGAGCACATCTATGTTCTTGTTGTTGCCACAATGGGAATCTATAAGAAGCAGGGAATGCTCTCTTGTTGTCCTTCTGAATGATTACATCTTCTGGTAACTCTGGAAGTATGTCGCCATACTTTTCATGATGTTGTCCAAAGACAGTAAATACACCTAACCTTGCCTCTCTGTGAACTAAGTTAGTTGATCTTTGAGTACCAGAGTAATCTCTGACGTTACCGCCATTACTATCCTCAAACAAGATAACTGAGATTTTCTTTTCTTTTCCTTGACCATCTTTGACAGTTTGCTTAGCATTCTTTGCTGTCAAGATAGTAAGTTCCCACCACTCAAAAAACTTTCTCTCATTGTTTATCTTATAGTTGTTTTGTGTCAACCAATCAATAAACATAAAGAGGTCTGTTAGCGATGCCTCTGCCTTACAAGTATTGTTTGTATCATAGTTAGAACAAAGTCTCTCAATGATTCTGATAGTATCTCTTACACGTTTTGCATTTTCATACTCACCAGATAGATTACTGTAAGCAGAGTCTCTCTCTTTTCTGTCAATGTTACCTGATTTAGTAACGTGAACAAATTGAGTAACTATCCACTCCTCATGCGCTCTTCTCCACCTTTTCTTCTCTGTCCAATACATATTGAATAATTTTGAGAAGTCTACAGCAGTTTGTCTCACGATAGATGATAGTTCACATATAACAGCGTTTCTCCATTCTTGAGGATTTAGAGCGATACCACTGTTGATTGATCTAAACTGGTTGTGCATACCATCAAGTGTTTCATCTTTTAGTAAGTAAATACAAATCTGACAATTATTTTGTAGATGTTCTCTTACATATCGAGGTAAAGTCTTGAAAGTCTTATCATCTTTCTTTGGTTTCCAATTTCTATAGTTATCATATTCTATCTTTGGAATAATATGAGGCTTACCTTCCAAAGCAAACTCATCATCAAAGAATCTTCTAATACATTTGGTTCTATTGTTTCCATCAACGCTGATGTAAACATATCCTTCATCACTTAATTTTTTGAAATATATGTAATCATCAGAATCTTCTCCAAGTTTTTTCAAACAGTGATTCAAACAAGATGGCACATGAGCTAACACGATTGGTGTTGGTATAGAACCCCTTAGAACTGATCTCATGTATGCTCTTCTCTGTCCTTCGCCCCATCTTTCTGGGGATTGGAAGTGCAAGTCTAAGTGGATTTTGTTATTGTTTTCAAGATCGTATAGATTCTGAGCAGTAATAAACTGATGGCCTTCATCAGGCTCTAGGCGTGGTATTTCAACCATTTTTCTCCTATAATAAAATGTACGGCGCCTGTCCAAGCAATCAGAGATAAGCAAGTTATATCTCTAACAGCGATCCAGAGGTGACTTCTGAAACATAGATCACTAGACATGATTACAATGTATCACTAGGTTTTTAGTTTGTCAAGCCTTATTTCTTCTTCTTAACATTTTCTTCATAAAGAAGTTTCCACATCTTAGGATTTAACCTCTTGATAGTTAGTTCGTCAAGTTTCTTTGCTTCCTTTTTCATTCTCAAGAATCTGTAACATTTCAAGAGCGCCCTGCACTTTCAAAAACTCTTCTTTCTTAAGTTCAAAATTTCTATTTATTTCTTGTATCTCTGACTGTAAGACTCTTGCTCTCTCAGTCAGTTCATCTTTATGACTCATAATTTTATTGCTCTCACTTCTATATATTATACCATAATAAATACTATTGGCATGAAAACCGACCAAAATGGATTTTAATTCTGATTAT